ACGAAGCGAAAATATCAGCGTCGTGATATGCGAGTCATTGACGAATGAAGCTCTTTGGGTTTGAGCTTACGCGATCGCGTAAGTCTGCAAACTATAATCTGACGCCATATGGTGGAGGTTGGTTTCCGATTATTCGGGAGCCCTTTCGCGGTGCGTGGCAACGAAATCAAGAGATTGTTGATCCAAGCGTCAATATTCTGAGCTTTCATGCGGTGTATGCTTGTGTGAGCTTGATCGCGGCGGACATTGCAAAGCTATCTATCAATCTTGAGGGCAAAGATGGCAACGGTATTTGGTCATCGATTGCCAATCCTGCTTTTTCGCCTGTGCTACGAAAGCCGAATGATTATCAAAACGCGGTGCAGTTCATCCAACAATGGGTGATGTCTAAATTACTAAACGGCAACGCCTACGTTTTGAAAGAACGCGACAACCGCGGAATCGTGACCAGGCTATATGTGCTCGATCCTTTCCGCATTCGTCCTGCTGTCGGGCCAGATGGCTCGGTTTACTACAATATTGGCGCCGATCCCCTGTCTGGCGTTACTCAAGATCTCGAAGGCATCCCCGCCGACGAAGTAATTCATGACGTCATGTCGCCGCTCTTCCATCCCCTCTGCGGCGTTTCCCCCATAACTGCTTGCGCCTTGGCTGCTTCCCAAGGCCTCAACATACAGCGCAATTCGGATCGGTTTTTCCGTAATGGTGCCCAGCCTAGCGGAATAATCACCGCGCCAGCTCAAATCAGCCAAGATGTTGCCACGCGCATCAAAACGCATTGGGAACAAAACTACAGCGGCGACAATGTCGGCCGTGTGGCTGTTCTTGGCGACGGACTTGCCTATCAAAGCATTTCAGTCAATGCGGTCGATGCGCAGTTGATTGAGCAGCTTAAGTGGAGCGCTGAAACTGTTTGCAGCGTGTTCCATGTTCCGACCTACATGGTTACTGCGGCGGAGTTGCCTCGCGGTATCACAAACGTTGAATCGCTGGCGCAACTCTATCTCGATCAGTGTTTACAAATTCATATCAAGTCGATCGAGGTCGCGCTTGATGTTGGGCTTGGGTTAGTCGCGGATGGCCCGCAAGCCATGCGCGTTCGTTTCGATCTTGATGATCTCTTGCGTATGGACACCGCAACTAAAGTTGAGGCGGTTACTAATGCGATCAAGGGCGGCTTGATGAAGCCGAATGAAGGGCGAGCGAAGTTCGATCTGCCACCGGTCACCGGTGGTGACGAGGTGTATTTGCAGCAACAGAATTATTCCCTTGCGGCGCTTGCTAAGCGTGACGCGAAGGCAGATCCATTTGCGACGGGGTCGGGAGCTGCGCCGGCTAGCGCACCTGCACCGGCTGACAATCCACCTCCCGCTGATGAAGCACAAACGGCACGCGAAGCCGAAATAGAATTGCGGATGTATGCATATGGCTGACGTCGAGCGAAGCGCCATACTGAAGGCTACGGCGCGGGTTATGCATGACATGATCGCAGACGCGATCGAGCCTTTGCAGGCGAAGATTGCCGAGCTTGAGGCGCGGCCATTCCCTGAAAAGGGCGAGCCTGGTGAGAGGGGTCTACAAGGCTTTCCGGGCGAGCCTGGCGCGCCTGGTTCGGATGGCACAGATGGTAAAGACGGTGCTCCCGGACGCGACGGAGGGCCAGGAAAAGATGGCCGGGACGGCATCGACGGTAAGGATGGTGCTGACGGCATAAATGGCGCGGACGGCGCGCCGGGTCTCGACGGGGAACCAGGAAAAGACGGTCGCGATGGTGTCGATGGTAAGGATGGTGCAGACGGCAAGGACGGCGTTGACGGCGAGCCGGCCGATATGGATTTAGTGCAAGAGTTTGTCGACGGCGCGGTCGAAAAGGCTGTCGGTGAATTACCGCTTCAGCCTTTGCAATGGACAGTCAATGGTGACGGCGAGCTCGTCGCCATGTTTGCAGATGGCACAACGCGAGAAATCGGCATCGTAAAGGGCCGGGACGGCGAGCGTGGTGCGTCTGTGATGGATGGCAAGTTCGATGGCGATGGCGCTTTGCTCTTGCGTCTGTCGGACGGCCGGATTGTCAATTGCGGCGTTGGCCGCGGTGAGCCTGGCAAGGATGGTGAACCGGGAGCAACCGGGCGCGCGGGACGCGATGCTCACGAGCTTCAGATCCTCCCCGGTATTGATGAAAGCCGCAGCTACACATCAGGCGTCGTGGCACGGTGGCGCGGTGGGTTAATTCGGGCCGAGCGCGAGACATCCCCGGTTGTCGACGGCGATATCATTGCGGCCGGCTGGTCGGTGATCCTCGAGGGTATTGCCGACGAATTCGAGACGATCGATGGCCGCATGATTGTTCGGACGACCGTTTACACTGGAGGACGTCGGTTTAATCGTGAATTCAAACACGTCATGCCGGTTTATGTTGGCGTCTGGAAAGATGGCGAATTCTATGACGAAGGTGACTGTGTAACCTTTGCAGGTTCGATGTTTATCGCGCAGACCGACACAACAGCCAAGCCGGAAGACGGCCAGGACTGGAAATTGTGTGTCAAGCGTGGCCGTGATGCTCGGTCTAGGTAAATAATGGCCAAGCGTTCGCGCCTTTCGTCAATCGCGGTCGATGCGCAGGCTGATGTTCTCGCTATGCTGCTCGATGGTGGGTACATCGACATTTTTGATGGTGAGCAGCCGGAAACCGCAGATGCGAATCCCGCCACTAACAACAACCGATGCGTCTCCCTTCGTTTTGGATCGCCGGCTTTTCTCAAAGCGGAAAACGGGCAAGTCGCGGCCAATCCCATTAGTTCGGCCGTCGCGACCCGCACCGTTCAAAATGCGACGTGGGCGCGGTGTTACCGGCCAGATCACAAAACCGCGGTGATGGATATTTCAGTGGGCACGCGCGACGCTAATCTGATCCTGCCGACGACACATATTGTTGCCGGTGTCACTGTGAGCTGTTCCGGGTTCGTGCATACGGTGGCGAAAGCTACGCTAGGCGCGTAGCCGGTGAGCACGTTAATCCAGAGTCCGATCGAGGACGAAGGGTTTGACGACTTACTTGACGAAAACAGCGATCTTATTTTTGAAGACGTCTTTATCGAAGATCAGACGAGCGGCGGGCGATCAAGCGGGCTTCCTTATCGGAGGCCGATTGAACCTCCGCCTCCTGTTGCGTTCTTTGCTACGACTGGTCAGGGCGACCAATCGGTTAATGGGAAACTTGATATTGAGCTAGATGGTATTGAGTTTTCTGAGAGTTCATCGCTATCGGCAGATTTTGACAGCCAACTTGATATCGTCGGGCGCTCTGTCGGATTGCAAGCGCAGCGATCATTCATGAAAGCTTCGCTCGCCATGCTTGGGCGTGCGCGGAGTTCTCAAGTGATGCTCGGCGCCGTTGGGACGATTGGTCAGGAGATAATTGTTAAGAACTTAAGCGGCGGCGAACCTGAAGAAACGCCGAGATATTTTGGTGACGAGCTGGATCCAGCTTTGTGGCCGGACGATTAGATTGGTTCCCAAATTGGGAAGGCGCGTCGATCGCAATCGTTGCATCGGGGCCGTCAACCAAGGGCGAAAAGCTAGCGTTTCTCGATCGGTTGCCGGTGCTCGCCATAAAAGAGAACGTCGATCTGCTTCCGAACGCGGCAATGGTTTACGGTTGCGATGGTTGGTTCTGGAAAAACCGACTCGGGTTGCCCAAATACAAAGGAATCAAGGTCAGTTGGGACGCGGGTTTGCGTCAACAATATCATGACATCAAGTTGATCGAGATCAATAAGCACGAAGACCGAATATTGACTGGCAAGCCGGGTTTGGTTGGTTCTGGTGGAAACTCGGGATTTCAGGCGGTTAATCTAGCGGTTCAGTGTGGCGTTAAGCGCATCTTACTTGTTGGGTTCGACATGCATTCTAATAGGGGATTGCATTGGTACGGACGCAACAATGGGATGGGGCGAAACAATCCTGGCGAGGATAATTTCAAACGATGGATCGCCGCGTTCAACGTTGCGGCTGTCCAACTGCGACAGCTTGGCGTGGAAGTGGTCAACGGTTCGAAAGAATCCGCACTCTCGTGTTTCACGAAATTGACGATCGAACGCGCCTTAAACGCATGGGAACTTCTTTGAATTCAATTTACATCGGGTATGATCCGCGCGAGGAAGTCGCTTTTCAAGTCGCGCGCGGTTCATTAATCCATCATCTGCGCTCGCATGTGCCAGTGCATAAGCTACACCTTGGCGTGTTGCAGGAGACTGGACTTTATAGGCGGCCGACCGAGCGTCGGAATGGACGTTTGATTGATACACTTTCGGCACGGTCTGATTACGACGGTTCGATCAGTACTGAACATGCCAACGCACGGTTCTTGGTTCCGTTCCTAGCCAAGGAAGGCTGGGCGCTGTTTATGGACGGCGACATTCTGGTTCGCAGCGATATATCGGAGTTGTTCGAAAATCTCGATCCAACCATCGCGCTCTATTGCGTCAAGCACGATTATTCGCCACGCAACAAGCGCAAGATGGATGGACAGGTTCAGACAAAATATGACCGCAAGAATTGGTCAAGCTTTATGCTGATCAATTGCAGCCATCCGGCAAATCAACCGCCGACCTACACGCTCGACTTCGTCAACTCTGTTCCTGGACGCGACCTGCACGCTTTTTCCTGGTTAGACGATTGCGAGATTGGCGAGCTCGGGCCTGAATATAATTATCTTGTCGGGCACACCAAAAAGACGGTTGAGCCGAAGGTCGTCCACTTTACGGCCGGCGTTCCTGACATGCCTGGATACGAGACATGCGAGTATGCGGAAGAGTGGTTTCAAGCAAGGGGACAATACGCTGCGGCGATGCTGTCGTTTGGTGCGTGAGTGGGCGTTGGCGACAACATCATGGCCTCTGGTATGGCAAGAGGCGCATCCAAGCGCGGTCGGCGAGTCGCATTCGGCGACGGCCGGAAGATAATCTGGGATCACTTCTCTGAACCAATCTTTCGCTACAACGAAAATGTCGCGCGTCCAGGAGAAGAACTTTCAAAACAGCTTGAGTGGGTCAGCTTCTATCGCGGCCATAGAATCTATAACAAGCAAGATGGCAATCGTTGGGTTTGGAATTACGATTTCAAAGCTAAACCTGGCGAGTTCGTTTGGCGACAACCGGAGCTGAAACGCGCAGAGCTTCACGGCAAGGGTTTTGTTGTTATTGAGCCACAAGTTCCTCGTTTCAAGAGTGTGGCTCCCAACAAGCAATGGCCAACGGAGCGTTATGATCAGGTTGCTCTTAATCTTCGCATATCTGGCTTTAAAGTTGTCCAATTTGTTTATGGGGCTGGGCATCGTGTTCCAAGCGCTGGCTATATCAAGTCAGCAACGTTTCGCGAGGCCGCGTCCATACTCAAAAGCGCTGCTCTCTATATCGGGCCTGAGGGCGGACTGCATCATGCGGCGGCTGCGCTCGGGGTTCCCGCCGTTGTGATGTTTGGGGGGTTCATTCCGCCGCAAGTCACTGGTTACGACATGCACACCAATTTGACGGGCGGCGCGGAAGCGTGCGGATCGCTCTTCAAATGCGATCACTGTTTGCAAGCAATGATGGCGATTAGTGTTGACGAAGTGGAATCTGCTGCAAGGGCATATTTGAAGTGAGCAAGGAAGTTAGACCTCAAGCCCGTGTGGCCGGCTTCACTGACCAACGGCTTGACGGGATCATAGATTTGCTAGTTCGTGCTGGCGGAATGTCCGTTCTGGATGTCGGCTGCAATCGTGGCAAAGTCTGCTTCGATTTCTTCAATAATGGCGCGCGCATTGTTCATGGATGCGATATCGATAGCGACAGCATCAAGACTGCGCGGAACTGGTTTGTCGATTTGCGCGCAGTCAAGTCGCAATTCGAGGTCGTCGACCTTCGTTGTGGTCCGGCAGCACTAAAGCCTTTCGGGGATGGTGGATACGATATCGTTACATTACTTGCCACTTATCACAAACTTAAACGCCAGATGGATCCTGCGCTTCTATCGGAGCTTATGCGGCATCTTGGTAGGCGCACGATCCGGTGGTTTGCATGGCGCGGCACCAGCCACGATCATTCGGCCAATTTCAAAGAGATGAAGAAACTGGACGGAGATTTGGGTGACGTGGGGCTTAAGCGAATTCATACAAGCCATATGTCTGACGAGCTTGGTATTGCGGCAATTTGGAAGCGTCAATGAATCGTTTATATGAAACCAGGATCTCGCAGGTTGAAACCGAGTTCTCGCAATTCCTTGATATTCTTAAGGCCGAAAACGTCACACGCTTTCTTGAGATTGGTTCTCGCTTTGGCGGATCGCTATGGCGTATTGCCAAGGTGCTGCCCAAAGGGTCGCGCCTTGTCTCTTGTGATAGCGGCAAGGGTATGGGCGGCCGACAGGCTGGCGCTGTTGAGTCGCTAGAGGAATGCGTGCGGGTTCTGAAGGTGCGCGGCTATGACACGCATTTGATCAAAGGTGAGTCGCAATACGATCACGTTGTCAGACAGGTGCAAAAGCTTGGCCCATATGATGCCGTGTTTATAGATGGCGACCACGAATTAGCTGGCGTAACTGCTGATTGGAAGAATTACGGTCCGATGGCGCGCATAGTCGCCTTTCATGACGTCGGCTGGAAGGTTCCTGAAGGTTATCAAAATAGCAAGTTTGTCGAGGTTCCACAACTCTGGGAACAGCTCCGCGTCGCTTATAGAAGCCAGACGTTTATTGATAGGTCGGCGGGCGGCAACATGGGCATAGGTGTCTTGTGGCATTAACGAGAATTAAAAAACCATATGTTTGCTGGGCTGATTTAATGTTTGCATTTTGCCTATTTTTAATTGTTATGGGCAGTGTTGGATTATCTCTTTGGTTTTTTGCTTGGGCCTGGAGCGGCGCGTTGCGGGCTATGGGCCTTAGGTGAACGAATTCGCTTATCAACTAGCACATCTTGCGGCTGGCCATCTTGCTCAATTTGATGCTGTCCTGACTGTTCCAGATGCGCCAACTAATAATCCATCGAATTTGTTTTTTTACTGGATCGGATTCCAGGATCAGAACAATTCTATGGTTGTGCAAAACCTGCTGATATGGAATTCGGGTCAGCATGTTTGGCAGGTACAGGATAATGTCTACCCGCTGATTCCTGGGACGAATGGGACGACTGCGGATCACGCGGTTACGGTTCATCCAGGCGAAACGCTGACAATGCAGATCTCGGAAATTTCACCAGGGACATATACTGCAATATTTCCTGGATTGACCGAAGGTCTTACGGTTCACATGCCAGCTCCAATGGTTCATGCCATTGTTGCAGCCGAAACCGCTCTTGCGCAAGTTGATACTCTACCGCAAGGCGTGAAGTTCTCGGATATTCATTTGTTAGTCGAATATGCACACAACGGAAATCTTTACGATGCACCGATTGCGTGGAATGGGGCGACTGACATTCCAGGTGTTGTTGCCATTGTCGAGGGGGCTAATGTGATCGGTATACACACTGCTGCGGACACATGTATTGGCTTGCATGGCCTTTGATAGGCGCGGCATTAGCTGTGCTACTAGTTTTGATTTACGGTGAAGGATGGTCGAGGGAATACTGGTAATCATTGGCTTTGTGTTGATGATGTATATTCTAATTGAGGCTTATGGATAAATCATGCCAGGACCAAAACCTGCTTCTCTCGCCATGAAGACAAAGCAGAATCCTTCTGAATTTTCTTGGTTTCTTGATATCTTGCGACGCGAGAACGTTCGTTCATATCTTGAGATTGGTTCATATCAAGGAGGATCTGCGCTACAAGTTGCACATGCCCTTATAGTTCCGAGTTTGATTGTAATGGTTGACAGTGAACCGCGCGACGAACTTGACGACGCGTTAAAAACGATTGTCGCCATGGGTCATCGCGGTAAGCTTGTGTCTGGCAATTCACAAATGTCGAAGACTGTTGAGTTCGTAAAAAAGTTTGGCCAATTTGATTGTGTGTTTATTGATGGAGATCATTCAACTGCCGGCGTAACGGCAGATTGGCAAAATTATTCTCCGCTCGCGAAGATGGTAGCTATGCACGACATTTCACATGAACCAAAGGATGGAAAGACAGCGATCGAAACCAAGGCGTTTTGGCTCAGTGTGAGGCAGGAGCCGTTTGTCGAGATTCGCTTTCAGCAACGTCATAATGGAATCGGTGTGTTGTGGAATGACCGAGCGCGATTCGTTAATGGATAAATGGAAAGAGTCTCTTTGCTATGCGGTTGCGCCGTATACAAAGACGAGCATAGAGCGAAGGGTTGCTTTAATCGACGCGCTTGTCGATCTGGACAAATACGAAGTAGTCGGAGATGTAGTTGAATGTGGCGTGTGGAAAGGCGGATCCATTGCTCTAGCTCGTATGGTTTCGCCAAACCGTGTTTGCTGGCTATACGATACGTTCGATGGAATGACGAAGCCTGGTCAGCAAGATCTTCACAGGAACGGACAGCCGGCTTCAAAGAAGTTCGGCGAAATGCGCGCTAAGGGGCTGAAGTGGAACAAGTCTCCGGCGTCTGAAGTCATCGAGACAATGGAAAAGCTTGGCGTTAATGACGAATTGAAGCTTAGGTATGTCGAGGGTGACGTTTGCCAAACGCTTAAGAGTGGACCGTTGCCTGAACAAATTGCGTTGCTCCGCCTTGATACTGACTGGTATGCCTCGACCAAGATTGAACTTGAAGTTCTCTGGCCGCTTGTGCCAACCGGTGGCGTTCTGATCGTTGATGACTATGGGCACTGGCAAGGGGCTCGGAAGGCGGTCGATGAATACTTCGGCGGCGATATGATTAGTCGGCTAGAGAAGATCGACTATACCGCGGTGATGTTGCGCAAATGACTTCAGTTCCGTTCCCAATCTTGGCGCGTCTCTATTACGAACGCACCGCGCAGCCGGGTGCGCCTTTGTGGTCTGAGCTGAAAATTGAAGGTTTTTCTGCGGCCATGAAGGCTGCGAGCGAAGCAATCGACAAAGATCCGCAATTGCATTCTGATCTTTTTGATCAGGCAACGTTAGTGATCGAGGAAGCACAGGCAATACATGCTGACGTACGTAACGTTCCTGTGGGGCGAAAAGTACGATCTGGAATACGTCAAACGCCTTTTCGGATCAATTCGCCGACACAGCGTTTGCAATCACCGGCTGATGTTAATCACGGACGACCTTTACCGGGACGGCCTGGACAAAATGGGAAATGAGGTCGAGATCGTTCCGCTCATTCGTGATCTTGAACTTACAAAGATCAAAGGGTGCTTTGCTCGTCTGCGTATCTTCGATCGAGAATTTCAAGAATGGCATTTTAACATCGGCGACCGCATCGTTTGCCTTGATCTAGACAGCGTGATCACAGGGTCAATTGATTACTTATTCAATACATCCGCTGACTTTCTGATCTTGCAAGGCGCCAATGCAGCGAATCCGTGTCCGTACAATGGTTCAGTCTGGATGGTCAGGGCAGGTTGGCGGCACGATGTTTGGGAAGATTTTTCTATTGAGGCTGCATCGCGTGTTCCATTCTATGAGTTTCCCGACGATCAAGGATGGTTCGCGCACAAGCTCCCCGGCGCCCCCGGTTGGAAGGTGGGTGAAAGCGGGATCTATGCGTTCCGTAAGCCTGCTTGGCCGAAGGGTGACGCGCTCCCGTCGAACGCGCGAATTGTTTGCTTCCCCGGTAACCGAGACCCGTCGCAGTTCGTTTCCTTGCCGTGGGTGAAAGAGCACTGGCAATGAAGCCGGACTATGAGGCTAGGTTGCTTCAGGATAAAGCCGAGCACGACGCATTTTTGAAGATCTTAAGAGCAGAAGCCGTTTCAACCTATCTTGAAATAGGGCTTGGTTACGGCGGCTCTCTCTGGCGCACAGGAAATTATCTTCCGGTTGGTTCTCGGATTGTCGCAGTTGACCGGACGCCAGATACAAAGGCGCATAGGAATTTTGAAGAGTGCATAGGCCGCCTAAATGAATCTGGGCGTGATGCGCATCTGATTTTAGGCGATAGCAAACACGAGTTTATAATTGATGAAGTTAACAAATTAGGGCCGTTTGATTGTGTTTTTATCGATGGTGATCATAGTTACGAAGGCGTTGCAGCGGATTGGAAAAATTATGGTTCTATGGGCCGTATGGTTGCGTTTCATGATATCGCTTGGAATGAAACCTGGAAAAGTAAAATTCCAGGTCGGGCAACTAAACCGATGGGCGTTTCCAAACTTTGGAACGAAATAAAGTCAGACTATCGGAATAAAGAGATCAAGTTGTACAAGCGCAGTAATTACTACGGTATCGGGATCATTTGGCAATGAGTGTAATGGCACCTGCACCGCCTGAAGGCTGGGCAGAAACTGCGGAAATTCACGCGCAGGCCGAATGTGATCACGACACACACATCGGAGCAGGTACGCGAGTTTGGCAATTCGCCTCCGTCATCCGCGGGGCGCGCGTTGGCGAGGACTGCTCGATTGCGAGTTGTGCGATTGTCGACGGAAGCCGACTTGGCGATCGGGTTATTGTTTCGCACGGCGCATTTATTGATCCGGGTATTCTGATCGGCAGCGACGTGTTTGTCGGGCCGCATGTGTCAATGTGTAATGACGGTTGGCCACGCGCTAGCAAGGAAGGTTTCCGAATGGACCTCCTGCTAAGCGGTGAACTGATTACAACGCGGATTGAGGATGGCGCGAGCATCGGGGCGAATGCAGTACTTCTAGCCGGCGTCATGATTGGACGCAGCGCTATGATCGCGGCTGGCGCTGTGGTAACTCGCAATGTTCCGCCGTGGCATTTGTTTAAGCACAACGGAACGATTGTCGAGATCGACCGTCGTCAAGTCGATCGGATGCGCGTGGCTAAGTGGTAACAGTTGCATGCTGTTACTGGTCTAAGAATAAATATACCGCTCCGAATTCAACCTGTTTTGACCCGTCATGGGTTGACAAGCTTTACCGAGGATTCAAGAGAAACCTGACAAAGGATTTCAGGTTCGTTGTATTCACGGATCGTGAATATCAGTTCTGCGATGGTGTCGAGCAGCAACGGCTTGAGACTGAAGTTCCGCATTTTGGGTGCTTGATTGAACCGTTCAAGTTGAATGAACCGAGCATCATTTGTGGGCTTGACACAATCGTTCTGGACAATGTCAACCATTTAGCGAACTACTGCGAAAAGAATACAAAAATTTGCGCGCCGCGAGATCCTTACAAGCCAGAGCAGTTGATCAATCCGATTGTTCTGGTTCCTCGCGGTCATGCCAGTGTGTTTGAGCTTTGGCGCGACGAGAATGACATGGAATGGTTGCGTCGGTTTAAATGGGATGCGATGGACGATTTATGGCCGGGCCAGGTTATCAGTTGTAAGGCGGCTAAGGTGCGGGATGTTGGCGTCGGTTCGGCCAAGATCGTTTATTTTCATGGCGTGCCTAAGCCGCATCAGCTTTTAAATCTTGATTGGGTTCGGAAGCATTGGCGATAGATCGAAGTAAAGTCTGTCTCTACATCCCGCCAGGCTTGAAAAAATTTAAATTGGACCTGTTCAATCGAATAGGCCGGCACATTGAGGCAGGCGGGGGGCGCGTTGTTAAGAACGACGCGCAGTTGCTTGAGCAATTGCCAGACGAGATTATTCCGGTTGTCGGGTGTCAGCCGGAATCGACTATTCCGATCGTCGGTTGGCGTGCACGCGGACGGCAATGGATTTATTGGGATCGCGGCTATGCAAGACGAGTATTCGCGACGTGGCTGCCTCGTGGGGATGCTGGCGGGTATTATCGTTGGCACGTCGGGTCGTTCCAGTTACGGGCGGTTAGAAACCTTCCTGCCGATCGTTGGAAGGCACTTAAAACCGATGTTCAGCCTTGGTCCAGAAATGGTCGCCATATTGTCATCGCGGCACCAACAAGGACTTATGCGCGGTTCCACCGCTGCGAATCTTGGATAGCCGACACGATCGACGCGCTTGCGCGAGTAACAGATCGTCAACTCATTATTCGGGACAAGGAAAGCAAGCGGCCATTACAGCAAGACTTGGCTGGCGCGCATGCGCTTGTCACGCATGGGTCAATCGCAGCGGTCGAGAGTGTTATTCTTGGCTGTCCTGTGTTTGTGCATCCGGATAGTGCAGCGGCTTTAGTCGGTATGACTGACCTGCGATCCATCGAGAAGCCTGCCTATCCGGATCGCGAACCATGGCTTTATTCGCTCGCATACTCGCAGTTTAATGAAGCCGAACTGCTCGACGGAACTTTGTGGCGGCTGATCCAGTGAAGAGTTGCTTGATCGTCGGTTGCGCCAACAACCTTTGGAAAGATGTGGAGCAGGCGCGCAAGATAGGTGAGTTTGATGCGACCTACTGCGTCAAGCTTGCTGGTGTGTATTGGCCTGCGAAGTTTCAGGTGTGGGTTACCCTGCATCCGGAACGTATGGGCCATATGGAAGAGGAACGGCATAAGCTCGGCTATCCGAACGGATACGATATTGTTGCCCCGCTCAAGGATGAAGCACCGGCATATGCCTACGCAGTGCGATCAATGCGGCAAGTATCCTACAGATACGACAATAAGACGCGCTCGCCATCGTCTGGCGTCTATGCTGTGAAGGTCGCGCTTGAAGATGGCTTTGATCGTATCGTTCTTGCCGGTGTGCCGCTTGATGGAAGTAAGCACTTCAAGCGTAGCGAACCGTGGCGTGAGGCAGACGTATATATGCATGGTTTCAAAGACTATCAGCTGCACTTTGCCGGTAGGGTTCGTTCAATGAGCGGACGGACGCGCGAAGCACTTGGCTTTCCAACTGCAGCTTGGTTGGCAGGAGCGGAATAGATGCAGCCATATCGAACGGTCGTCGCGGACAGCGGCAGCTCGCCCACATCAAGCGGGCTGCTGACTGACCTCGATATGGTCAAGCTTGAATTGGGTCTGACTGACACCGTTGACCCTGATCGCGACGATTGGCTAGAGACGGTCATTGCCGCGGCGTCGAAGTCAATTAGCTCAGCGGCTAACCGCAAGTTCACATTGGACAGCATTACTGACTATTTCCGGGATCCCGTGTCCTGGACGAATTACGGTTCGTGGAGAGGTTTTGGTCAGTATCCCCCGCTAATCCTTTCGACCACACCAGTTGTCGCGATCAGCTCTATTACGGAAGGCGGAAGCCCGCTAGACTCATCTGCCTATGAATTCGATAGCGGCACTGGCCAAGTTTGGAGAGTGTCAGGGTCTGGACGCTGCGCGTGGGGAAGTCAGCAGACCATTGTGACTTATGACGCTGGTTATGCCGGTGGCGCTATCCCGGCAGACTTGCAGCGTGCCGCAACGCTGCTCGTGGCAAACGCCTACTCGAGTAAAGGACGCGACCGAACCCTTCGAGCTGAAAATATCCCCGGCGTGGCTGAATACACTTATTGGGTCGGCGCGGTCGGCGATACAGCATTACCGCCAGAGGTCGACGCACTTGTTCGACCCTATAAAAATCCGGCGTATGCATGAACGCAGACGAGGTCAAGGCGTCCTATCGGAGCGCACTTCAGGATAGGGTCTCTATACGAAGGTTTAGCGGGTCTGGTCTAACGCGCAATTCAAGCGATACGGAAGTAAGGGCTCGGATTGTGGCCTATCAGCCGCAAGAACTGGTCGGCGCTGTGACGCAAGGTGACCAGCGCGTGATCGTATATGCCGATGATGCGCTTGAGCTCCTACCGATCACGAAAAACGACAAGCTTGTCGTTCGCGGTAAAGAACTGGCTATCTTGGCGATTGACGGTAATACGCGCCGGGTCGGCGAAACGCTGATCGCACTCGAATTGCAAGTTCGGGGCTGATGCATTGGCCGGATTGGTCTGGATCGACCGCGGTCATTGTCGGAACCGGGCCTAGCCTGAGATTGGCGCCGCTATGGGCCATACAAGGCCGTGCGCGTGTTTTCGTCATCAAGGGCGCCTGGCGCGCGGCACCGTGGGCGGACGCGCTGTACGGCATCGACAGGCACTGGTGGCTGGCATCTCAGGGCGGAAAGAAGTTTAGGGGTCGGAAGTTTTCGCCCAGCCCGACGATCTGCCGGGTTTATCAGGATGTGACATTGATCCGGCTGAAAAGTCGGGCCGAGCTTCTTACCGGCGAAACCGGGTACGTCGGATGTGGACTTGATCAGGGGGGCGGCTATTCCGGCTTCCAAGCCGCAAATCTCGCCATCCAGTTTGGCGCCACGCGCCTAATCCTAGTTGGCTGGGATATGCACATGACCGAAGGCGCGCATTGGGCCGACGACAAAGGTGTAAGTCCGCCAGATAAGGGGCGGATGGATTCCTGGCGCGTGGCAATGGATGCCTGTGCGCCGCAATTTGAACGGCTCGGGATTGAGGTTTTGAATGCTTCGCCGAGCTCGGCCCTTAAGGCATACTCGAAGGTGGAGTTGGAAAAACTATGGCGCTAGCCTTCGTCCCAATTCGGGTGAAAACGGTAAGCCGTGACATCAATGTTTTTCTAAATGACGCTCTAGGCGTTGCGGCGCGCCAGAAGATCCTTGCCGACTTCGCAAAAGAACAGATCGACGAAACGCAAGCCAAGAATAGCCAGATCCTCGGTCACCCTGCCAAATACACCATTAGCGTCGACGGCCGGATAAATGCTCCGATCAAAAGCGTTCAGCGAACGGTTGTTGCCGAATGGTCGCTTTTGCTCGATGCCTTGACCTGGATTGCCGATCAATTGGTGACGTTTTCGCCAAAGAAAACAGCCCGCTATTCAAAGTCTCACATCTTGTTTGCGGATGGCCAGGAAGTGGATGCAGGCCAGGAAGTCCCTGAAGCACAGGAATATGTCTTCCTCAATGCACAGCCCTATGCACGTAAGATTGAGCGCGGCAGTTCAAGTCAGGCGCCGGATGGCGTCTATCAGGTCGTCGCGGTTCTCGCCGCTCGCAAGTTCGGGAATTCAGCCAAGGTGAGTTTCACTTATCGCACACCTATCGGCGGCCAGATTGTCGGCGGCCATAAAGGGAACCGCTCCGATGGCCGACAACCCGCAATCGTGGTGACCTCGCGCTAATGCCGGCCGCCTTCGTGGAATCAACCTTCCGGGCAAAGCTCGCGACGGACTGGACAGCTACGCCTGTGCTTAAGGCGAACGGCGACAACGAAACGCCAGACGCTAATGCGTGGTTGGAACTTCAATTTCCTATCGGCAACGGGTCGCAGGCTTTCCAGCGGCGTTACTTCGAAGATGGCGCCGCGCGCTTCGTTCTGAATATCAAAACAGGAACAGAACTTGCTGACGGTTTGGCGCTTGCCGATGAATTGGCGGCGCTATTCCGTACACAGAAACTTGCAAATGGACTTGAGACGTTCGCGCCATCCGGGCCGATCGTCGACAACAGTAACGACAACGGTAACTGGTTCGAACTAAGTGTGATCGTTCCTTACCGATATCAGTTTGATGGTTAGCAGCCGCAACAGGCGAAGCTAGTTATCAGCAAATCTTAGACCAGCGACGTGGTCACAAAGGCGCTTGAAGGCGCGAAAGGACCACGACTATGGCTGACGTCGTCACCGCCTCAGGCGGACATATCTATATTAGCGATCGCGCCGTCGATGCTAATACGGACACTCTCGCGGAATTCCAGGCTATGTCGGTCTGGACGGAATTGGGCCTTGTTGAAGACATGGGTCAGTTCGGGGACAAAACCTCAATCGTTACCTTTGCTGCGGTTGGCGACAGCCGAATTCGGAAAGCAAAGGGCGCGGCGGATGCTGGCCAGATGCAAGTCATCTGCGGTCATGATCCGACTGATGCTGGTCAGCTTCTCGCTGTCACGGCCGGCGATCCGTCACAGGGCGCATGGGCCGTGAAGGTGGTCGTTAACGACGGCCCGCTCGGATACAAAGACTCTATTTTCTACTTCCGCGCACTTGTGACAACCATTCTCGATATCGGGACGGTTGACCATGTCGTGCGCCGGAACGTGACCTTCGATCTCGTGTCAGCAATCATCAGCGACCCGGCGTCGAACGCCTAAGCTTGGAATGTAGTTCAAAAAACACATAATCATCTAGGGTGAAATTATGAAAATCAGTGAGCGCAAGATCGATATTCAGAAGCGTGACCATGGTGCGTGGATGGATAATCTTCCAGATGCTGGAGATCTTCGCGTCAAGGTCCGCGGCGTTGGTAACCGTGATTGGGACCGCTTGCAAAACAAACTGCTTGCAGCGGTTCCCCGCGCAAAGAAAATGAACGGGCTTGATCCCGAAGAGCGCGATCGGATTTACCCAATCCTCCTTGTCAAAACGATTTTGCTAGATTGGGAAAACCTCGAGGACGACGACGGCAACCCAATTCCTTATAGTCAAGAAAAAGCGCTTGAACTGCTTACGGACCCAACATTGAATTTAAAAGAGATCGTGCTGTATGCAGCAAACAATGTCGCTGAACAGGTTCGGGAGGATGGCGAAGCCGACGCAAAAAACTGATTGCGGCGGTGAGATGGTCTAATAAATACGGCAAAGAGCTAGAAGGCTGGCAGAAGCTTTTTGACGCGGGCCGACCACCACCGGAACCGTTCTTTCAGCAACCGGAAATATTCGCACATCTGCAAGCCTACTGGCGGGCATTCAATTGGCTGGGAACGCACCGCCAAATCGGCATGGGCGTCGGGCCGATTCCGATGCTCTTGTGCGAGCAATACTTAGTCGAAAGGCTCGGGCTAGACGGCGACGAGCTCGACTATGCGCTAGATCTAATCCGGGCCGTAGACATCGAATACGTCAGCCTAATGAACAAGGTTGATGACGAAAAGCGTCCTGGCATTCGGGTGAACCCAAAAGATGCGCAGGGCGTAAAGGACATGTTTAACCGGTTGGCCGAGAGTGGTGCGCCGGCCAAACCTAAACGCAAGGGAAAGCCAAAGAAAACAGATGGCGTCGACTGAACAATTCGTAAAACAGATAGTCATTCAGGCTTCGGCCGAAGGCGTCGATCAAACGACGCAGTCGGTTGAGGCATTGAATAAGGCTGTTGATCAGACGACGCAGACCTCGCAGGGGACTGCGCAGGTCATTGATATTCAGTCGCGTAATACGCTTACGCTTGAGCAGTCTCTTGAGCGCCTTGAGCGTCGGTTTAATACGGGCTTACGAGCGCAACAGGATTACCAGAAAGTAGCGGACCAGCTTAACAAGGTGGTTGCGCAGAATCCTGCCTTGCAGCAACGAGCCAACGACGTTTTGCAGAATGCCGCGCAATATTTCGAGCAAGGCGCGGCTGGTAGCAAAAAGCTCAACGATGCAGCGGCGCTTTCAAGTCAGCAATTGCAGGCTCTTAGTCATGCGGCCAAGTCTGCATTTGATTCCATCGCAGCGGGGCAAAATCCACTTCAGGCAGTTGCACAAGAGTTCGGTCGTTTGCAATATGCGCTCGGAGGCGAAACAGGCGGCGTTGCTGGTATATTCAGAACCCTGAGCGGACTTGTCGGTGGGACAGGTAATCTTATTGCCATTGGGTTGGGCGCAGCGGCCGCGGCTGCTACTGCACTATTTACGGTTATTACTAGCCAAGGTCCAAATGTAAACGCGCAATTAGAAGAGGCCGCGCGAGTCATTGGTTTAGTTAAGGACGCCTATCGTGATGCCAGCGATAGCGCTGGAAAGTTTTTCCAGATTAGCAAAGATGCATTGCTGCTACAGAACAGGCTTGCACAACAACAGTTGACGCAATCTCTTCCGTCCCTGGTTCCGACAAGTTTCAAAACAGGATCTCAGGCTAATCAAGATCTGGCTCAGCAAATTTCTGGCGGTGGCGAATTTGGCGTGTTGGCTCAGTCTGCATCTCAGGCAACGCCAGAAGTGCAAAAAATACAAGCAATCATGGATCAATTGGTTGCTACATTAAAGACGGAAGGCCCGGCAGCCGTAGATAGATTCGTGGATTCTCTCGGTAAGTTAGGCCTTGCTCAGGCTGATATTGCCCAGAAAGCCAACGAGGCAATTACACAAATCCAGGGAAAAGGGCAATTATTAGATGCATCTAATAAAATAAAAGATCTCACTGCATCTGAAAGATTGTTAACCGGTGCTGCTCAGGACGAAGATCGTCAGCGGCTTGGCTTAACGGTTACCACGCAAAAACACACTCAGGCGGTGGCGGATTCCGCAAACGCCTATGACTCCGCGATCCAGCGTGTCAAGGATCAGACGGCAGCGCTAGAGCTTGAGAACGCAACGCTAGGTCTCTCTACGGACGCAGTCTTAAAGCTTAGGACGGTCGACCAACTCAACCGTGCTGCCAAGTCAGCCGGTGTCGAAGCTAATCCGGCTCTCAATGAATCGCTGGCTGACTCGTTGGTCGCTGCCAAAAAGTTCAACGATACAATCCGCGAAACTAAGGACATAACCGGTCAGTTCGTAACGACCTTTGTGCAAGGTCTGTTGCAGGGCAAGTCGGTCATGGATTCGCTGCGCGCATCAGCGCAAAATCTTTCGCAGACGTTGGCCACATCAGCAGTCAATAATGCGCTCAACGGCCAATTTATCTTAGCCGGCATTGAGGGTGCGGCTGCGATCGGCGCCTCGTTGTTCGGCAATAGCGGTAATAAACAAAACACCGCCGCTCAGGCCAACGCGGCTGCGTTCGCTCAGATGAGCGATGCAATTAAGCAATTCATTGCCGCAGCTAATGGTCCGCAAGGTAGTTTCACATCGACAATTACGGATATTCAAAACAATTTCATCAAGCTAGCTAGCGCGGCTGTCTCGGCCGGCCAAGCACTCACAGTCCAGCAATTACAAGCGTCCTATGTTGCGCAAGTTAACACGGTGCTTAACAAGAGTCTGATTGACCTCAACACAACTACTGATCAGACGGCTAAGAATATCACTGATGCAAATGCCGCAGCATCCGACTTACAGAATGCGCTGATACAGTTGGGTGCTTCGGCTGCGGATGCTGCGGTGACGGTTCAGGGTAAGCTTGCAACCGCACTTGACCAGATCAAGGGAAACTTCGTCGACCAGCTTACGAGCCTGACGAACACTGCGCAAGGCAAGGGCTTTTTGAATGACATTGGCGATCTCATTAAGCAGTTTACATCCTTTAGCAAAGATGCGCAGACGCTAGGCGTAGGGCAATCCCTGGTCGATACATTCTTCGGTGCCAGTGCTCAAAAAATTATCGACGATGCGCAGTTGACCGGACAAGCCTTTAAAGATCTTGTGGCGCAGTTTCCGCAATTGCAGGGCGTCGTTCACGAGTTCACGCAAACGGTTCAGCAAGATGCAAGCGCAATTCAGCGCAGCACACAAGAGATCGCCAGCACAATTCAAGGCTATCAGGACCAGTTATTCGTCGCGCAGCAAGATCAAAGTTCACTGGCCGGCAAGCTTGCAGTCTTTGACTTACAGGCGCAACGCGATCGCCAAGCTGAGGTCGCTAAAGGGGGTCAAGCTCTTGTCGCGCTCGAAGCACTACAGGCTCAACAGCGCTACAATATCATTGCAGATTACAACGCTCAGATAATTCAGCAACAGCAGCAAGCCGCACAGGCCGCGCTACAGGCTCAACAGCAAGCCGCAGAGGAAGCACGGCGGGCCGCAGAGGCTGCTCAACAGGCTTGGCAGAATGCAGCCGATCAGATCAATGCGTTCATTGCGCATTTCAACGCAAGCTCAGCATCTAATCTTTCACCGCAGCAACAGCTTGGTTCTGCGCAGGGCACATTTGCAACACAGCTCGCTCTTGCTCAGGGTGGTAATCAAAACGCGCTATCAGGAATCACGAGCAACGCTCAAGACGTGATTGATGCTGCAAAGCGCTATTATGGTTCTAGTGCTCAAGGCTCGAATATCATTAACCAAGTCTTGTCGCAGTTGCAGCAATTGCCAAGCCAGGTCGATCCGTCGACGTTGATTGTCAATTCAATAACGGATCAGACTACCCAACTGGTGCAACCGCTTAACGATCAGTTGGTCGCAATGAATGACAACAATGCGCAATTGACTAACCTAACAGACATTACCCAACAAATGCAGCCGCAAATCCATCAGGACCTTGCGGTGATTGCCGGCTATCTCGATTCAGTTAACAACAATACCGGCTTAATTATCTTGCATATTGATTTAATGTCTAATCGCTTGGCTGAGCTTGAAGGCTTTATCGGCAACAGCGTAATCGCACAGCTTACACAGATTGAGGCAGATACGGCCGACCAAGCGCGAGCGGCGCGTCGGGTACCTTAAGCCCATGGCGTCCCGAGTTTATTTAATCACCGTGCAGGCCAACGACGGCACCAACGTGCAGACACTGCGGTTTAGTACCGATGGAGTGATGACTACCGCGGCAAGCCATTTGCCAAATACCTATTTTGAGCCGCGGGTGGTCGACGCTGGAAACTTCGAGCGGCACTTATTTTCCGAGGGGCAGATCAGGGGACAAAGTCAGGTAGGTAGCGGTGACGTAGTGCTAGCCAGTGCCAACGTCAACGGCACAACCAGCCCTGATGACACGCTCGATTATATGCTGCCGTGGTTTTTCGACGGCCGGCAAATTATCATTCAATCCCTCGCTGATCAGCAAACCGACATCAGCGACGCGGAAACCATGTTTACCGGCACGATCGAGCAGCTGATCTCGACCGATGCCTATAGTAAGCTATCGATCAAGCTGCATGATGCCTTGACAGATTTAGAGCAGCCGCTGTTGCAGAACACCTATAGCGGGACCACGACGGGCGGCGGTGGCGGCGATGTGGCTGGCAACAGCGAATTGACCGGAGTCAAAAAACAAAAAGTCTATGGCCAGGTGTTCAACGCTCCGGCGCAGGCCGCAAACCCGTTCGATTTGGTCTATCAATTCAGCGACGGCGCGATCAATGGCGTGGTTGTTTATGATGGCGGCGCGCAGCTGGTTTATGATGGTGATCAGGGTAGCTTAAGCGGCCTATTCTCGTGGACGCAGGTTGCCGGCCATTATGCGACCTACCTCGCAGGTGGCTATGTGAGGCTCGGTTCGAGCCCGGTGTTTCAGATCACTGGCGACGTTAATTTTGGCACCAACCTTTTGCCGGCAATTCTGGGATTTGAGAACGATGCGCCACATGGCGGATTTGCAACACTAGCAACTTCGTCGTCGGTAGACACAAAAACATTTGTGCTAGAGGCTAACTCAACCGGAACCCATACAGCCGGATATGTCTTAAGCAAATCCACCGTGCAAAAGACCTATCGTTTCTCCGGCAAGTTCGCGATTTATTTCACCAACACCGGGCTAAACCGCCATGTTGAAATCGTGTTCGGTGATTTTTCGACGGGCAGCAATTTTGCAGCGATTTATTATAATTTGCTGACCGGCGATTTGATTTCGGTAACGGCGGGGGTCGGTGGATTTGCAATAACCTCCTACCCGTTGTCGATGACAGATACTGGCAACATCAGCGATGATGGATTCAACCCGATCTTTTCCGTCGAGCTCGAATTTACAACGTCGGTTGCCAACAATCTTTGGGTGCAAGCCAACATTCTAAACCATGCCGGGAATTCGCCAGATGCCTCAAGCTATCTTGGCGACGGCGGCAGCGCGATTCAAGTTTCCGATTGGCAATTGTCTGAATTGGCTACATTCACCGCCGCGTCGATCGTCCAGGATATGCTTGAGGATTTCTATGGCGTCACCGGCGACGAATTGATTTTGAGTTCTCCGGATCAGTGGGTTAAAACAAATTCTACGCTAATTACTGGTACGGTTTTTCAGTTCAAAGAAGACACAAGCAGTGGTCAACATTGGATTTCTCAGACTTTTATTAAAGCAAACCGGCGAGTTGTTTATCGGTTCTCTGCTGATTTCTTAGCTAACGGCAGATTTGTTGTAATTCAATTCATCAACTTTTCTGGTTCGAGTGGGTTTCGGCTGCCTATTGATCTCACTGCCGGTGCGCTTGCCATTACTGAAGATAATTGGGGCGCTATGCAAATTAATTCTTTTGCGATAACTAGTGCAGGCAGCGGCTATTTCAATGTGACGGTAGACTTTGCGTCTGATACCGAGCCGGTGTTTTCTCTTGAATTGTTTAGCCTTGTTATTAGTCCGTTAAATACCGATTACACCGGAGATGGTGCGAGTGGGTTTTTCTACAAGAATGCAAGTATGAAAATAATCGCGCCTATTGATGAAGACACCTTTACGGCGCTCGATGTTAAGAACAGCGCGAGTTGTGGTATTTTGGTTTCGGGCGACATAACTACTATTCAGGCTGCACAACAGGTTCTAGATTCAATTGGCGGGTATCTTGTTCCAAATCAAATTGGTCTTTTTGGTGTTGGGCGATTTGAGGCACCGGCCTCTCCTAGCACATCTATTCTAACAATTGACGAGTCTATTATTGTGGGAAGTGACATTCAACGTATTGGTATTGGTGAGGGGGGCAGAGGTCTTACGACGTGGCTTCTTACTTTCAAATATGCCAAGAACTGGACAATACAGGATGCCTCACAACTCGCTGGTACAGTTGGGGCGGTACAACGCGCGGTGTTGTCGCAAGATGGCTATTCAGTCATTGTTCAAGATCAGACGATTAAAGATAAATCAATTCTAGCGCTACAAACTACATTGGATTCATGCCTAGTTGATTTTGATGACGCGACAAATGAGGCGGCACGGCTATTTGCTATCTATTCAACGAAGCGAGAAGCATACAGAGTTACGACCTGGCTTGATTATACATCCGACGCGGAGCTTGGAACAGTAGTCACGCTGCAATCTCCACGGTTTGGCTTATCAGCCGGGAAAGATTTCGTAGTAATAGGTCGCGTCGACAACTACCTCGACAATACTTTGCAGTTAGATTTGTGGGGTTAATGAGCGACGAGTTAGCGTTCCTTGTAACGCTAGCTGCAACATTCCTAGCCGTGGCCATTCTGACTTGCGCCACACGGCGGTAAAGTCGGGGCCGAAATGGCAATCATTCATGTCCCGATCTCAGATGAAATATTCGACTTCGTAACGGATGAGAGTTTCGATCCGATTTATGAGGATATCAATCAAGTGACTGCAAACCTTCAAATTATCTATAACGACCAGATAGCAAATGCGACGCTTTCTGGTGGCAGTTGGACATTGCCGTTAAGCAACCTTCAGGATCGCAGGCCTTCAAAGGTTGCGCGGTCGACTGACGCAACGACTGGATCGACAACCCTAACCGCAACATTCCCGTCAACTAGGCTTATCCAGGGTGTGGCATTGGTTGGCACTAATCTTGATGAGAACGGATTAGTTCGGGTGCAAGCCTTTGATGCAAGTTCGCCGGCAGTTTCTATTTATGATTCTGGATTAACGGACGTTTGGACGTCAACGGATGCAATTGAAGATCCAGACGGAAAGGGATTGAATTTCCCTGTTTTGTTTGGTCAAGACATTCAGGCAAAATCAATTGTCGTCAGTATTTCAAATACAGCAAATACTGATGGATATATTCAAATTGGGAAGATCCTGATCGGCGAAGTTCTTCAGACTACATTCAATATAGAAGATGGTTCTACGTTTACACGCGATGCAAATACGAAGGTTCAAAAGGCGTCTAGCGGGACGCCCTATTTCACGCGGCGCAAGAACATCCGACAAATTTCTGTCAGTTATCCGCTAGAGAGCTGGAGCGTTGCATGGGACAAAATAGACCGAATGTGCGAACTATCTGGGATTGATGTCCCCGTATTTGTGGCGATGTTCCCTGATGATAGCGCCCGTTTGAATAAACAATCCTTCATGGCGACGCTCAGCAAAATGCCAACACTTAAGATCTTGGCAATCGGTAGTGTAGCGACGGCGCTCGACCTAACCGAATACGTGGGGTAATCAAAAAATGCGGGTCAATGATTATCCCCTCGATACAAGCGACGGGGCAGAAACCTACCTTGGTCTAAATTCGTCCGGCCATGTTAAACGATTCCCTAAGCCGGCAGGCGGGTCGAGCGACGCAGGAGATTTAACCACCGGCCTTGTTGCCTTAGCCCGTGGTGGTACGCACGCGGATCTCTCGGGGACTGGTGGTGCATCTCAGGTTCTGAAACAAACCTCGGTTGGCGCCAACGTTACGGTTGGGCAATTGGCCGCGAGCGATATTTCTGGGCTTGCTGCATCAGCTACGACGGACACGACAAATGCAAGCAATATATCTTCTGGCACTCTTTCAGTTAACCGCTTCAATAGTGGCACGGGCGCGTCAACAAGTACGTTCCTTCGCGGCGACGGAACATGGGTAACTCCATCCGGGTCAGGAGGTGGAACGCCTGGCGGGGCTTCTGGCCAAATTCAATGGAACAATAGCGGAAGCTTCGACGGGTTTACGGCATCAGGAGACGCAACGATCAATACGGCGACGGGCGCCGTTGCTGTTACAAAGACCGGTGGAGTTGCTTTTGCTGCGTCGGCTACGACAGACACAACAAACGCTTCTAATATCTCTTCTGGAACTTTGGGCGGCGCGAGAACACCAGCATATACCGGTGACGTAACTAAGCCTTCTGGCTCTACGACCACAACTCTAGCCAACATCCCAAACGATGTTCCAATGGCAGGGGACATCCTTGTTACTAACAGCATAGCTCCGTCCACTCCCGCATCCACTAAAACCAGAATCTATGTGGATAGTACTAACAAAGTGCTGTCTTCAAAGAACGACGCAGGTACCGTTTCTAATACAGTCGTTCCGGATACAGGTGCCAGCAATAACTTCCTAACGGCTATTAGCGCAGCCGGTGTGATCTCAAAGGCACAACCGGCTTTCAGTAATCTTTCTGGCTCTGTATCTGCAACGCAGATGCCAGCCCTGACCGGCGACGTCACGATGACGGCTGGACAGACCGCGACTGTCCTCGCTAATATTCCGACCGGCGTCTCTATGGCGGGACAGATCGTCGCCGCTACCATTGCGGCACCTTCTAGTCCATCTGCCTCTCATGTGGCCATTTGGGCCGATAGTACCAACAACGTTTTATCGTCGAAGAATTCTTCGGGCACCGTTTCAAATACTGTTGTTCCCGACACAGGTGCTAGTAATAACTTTCTGACCGCAATTAGTGCAGCGGGAGTCATCTCTAAGGCTCAACCAGCCTTTACGAATCTATCTGGTTCCGTAGTCGCGACTCAGATGCCTGCGCTGACTGGAGACGTGACCACTTCTGCCGGTGCTGTAGCTACGACCATCGCTAACAATGCCGTCACCAACGCCAAAATGGCGACGATGGCTAACAATACGGTCAAGGGCAACGTCTCGGGCGGTACGGCAGTCCCAACCGACCTAACCGCTACTCAGCTCACTACTCTCGTAAACGCTTTCAGCTCGTCCCTATCCGGTGCAGCTCCTGCGTCTGGCGGGGGCACGTCTAACTTCTTACGTGCCGATGGCACATGGGCGGCACCTACTGTCGGAGGCAGCGTATTTTCGACGGCTGTTCGCAGCACAGATTCAAGTCTGACGAATTCAACGCTTGGAACGGATTCATCGCTGTCTATCTCATTGGCCCCCAACACAACGCATGTGGTCGAGGGGCTTCTGTATTGGACGAATACAGTTACGACGGCCGGCTTTCAATTCGGGATGCAAATAGCGACTTCGCCTTTGGTCTCGCCGCTGACTGCGTCGGTTGTCTGGACGGTCGGCGACGACAGCATTGCCCGTAACACTGGTGACATTGTCAACAGACTTAACACGACGACTGAACTGATACGCGTCCGAGGGATCGTAACGGTCGGCTCTACGGGGGCCAATCTTTCCGTTCAGTGCGCGCAGGCTGTCACTGACGGCTCACACGCCACGGCCTTAAAGGCCGGAAGCTACATCTCCACAAGACAGGTGATTTAATATGCTCAAGCGCTTTCTAATCGCTCTTGCGGTTATTGCTGGCTTCGCTGGGACCATGTCCCAGAAGGCGGAGGCCGATTTTTGCGCGGGAACGCCATGTTGGACGACGTCGGCTCGTCCTTCAGTCGGCGCGGGATATGTTGGCTATAATTCAACTTTGAAGGCTTGGGAATGGTATGACGGCACGAACTGGCAACAGACGCAGCCGCCCGCGATCTTTTGGGTTGACTCATATGGCGCGGTCGGTGACGCATCGACTGATGATACGACGGCATTTGCAAACGCCTTGACGGCTTGCAGTAATGCCGGGGGTGGCAAAGTTCAAATTTCTGCAAAACAGTATTTTATTAATAGCACTATCACCGTTCCGCCGAATTGCATGTTGATCGGCAACAATCAAGTCGGCGCCACGCGCCCTGCTTCTAGCTTCTCCAATATCAAATATCTGATCCTTTTGAATTCTGCATCTGGCGCAGTGAGCGGTAACGGTAAGACAGGCAATAGCGCAACCATTACCCTCAATACTGGCAACACAAATCGTGGAGTCGCCATCGAAGGCATTGCAATAATGCCTGCGACTATGAACAGGTCACCATCGACGTTGCGCGATTACGTCGATATGGCGAACGGTTTTGCCAACAATGGCACAGCCATCAGCGTTGCCGGAGAGTCGCGCATTCAAAAGATAGCGGCATGGGGCTTTAACAAGTGTGTCGATGTAAGTCTTAGCGGGCGGCTAACAGTCGACGGATTTTTGGGTGATTGCCTCAACGGCATCATGATAGACGGATCTCACGATACCAGTTGGATCCGAAATTCTCAAATTGCGTATTACGCAACCGTTAACGGTGCAACGAGCGCCGTGTTCTCAATCTCCGCCGTTGCAAACGCAACTGGCCTGTATCGGATAACTACCCCAACATGGACTACGGCTGGAAGGCCAGGGTCCCCCACGACAGGTCAGTCGGGTTACAATACATCTCTAAGTTTTTGTGAGACATGGAGCGGGGCGGCTTGGGTGCAGAGCGCATGCCCAGCCGTTGGGGACAATATTGTCATCTCTGGTGCCAATATCAATGTTCTAAACAAACGGTGGGTTGTTGCGGCAGTTAATAATGCATCCGGGACTTTCGATTTAACGGGTTCATCATTCGGCGGTGGTGCCACTGGTGTCGTTAGCACCACAGGAACAACAACCTACGGACTTCGAGTCGTTCCCGTCACCAGTGCCGCTAATATTGCAATTGGCCAGACCGTTAGCGGTACCGGAATTCAGGGCGGCACTACGGTTTCTGCCGTATGGCCTTCACAGAATCTCGTTTGGCTCAGTGTGCCTGCGTCGGCCAATGGTAGCGTAACTGTGACATTCACTGACCCGGCGCTGTCAGGTGGAACGCCGATCGCGACATTGAGTTCGCAGATCCGGGCCGGTGGCAAGGCCTATAGCTGTACCAGTTCGGAGGGCATTCACTATACCAATGTGGCTGCTGAAGGACCGGATACGGCATTTTACTTTGGCAGCGGTTGTGCGTGGCCAAGTTGTACGATGTGCGCGGTTGACGGCAATAGCACAATTGATCCGACATTGATTGGTGTTTGGTACGACTCAGATTCGCATTATGGCCATTGGCAAGGCTATATGACCGCGATTGGTCGTGGTATCGTTAATACTTCTACGGGGAGCAATGGCGGTGGTAATGGTGTCTATGACACTAACATGCAAATCGCTGTAGGCGGATACGGAACTGTATTTGAAAATTCAGGTTCCGCGCCGCTTATCCTAGATGGCAATGTCTCGCCAGGAAATTCCTATGCGTTTCTGGCCGATTCTGCTGGGATCATGAATCTCGGGTCAAATGATTTCACAACAGCCGTAGCTCCATTTTATCAATCGTATAGTGATCTCCAAAAGGTCACTGGAAGCGGGACAAACTTCGCGACGGCTAACGCATTTGCCACAGGCATGGGAACATTTTATCCGCTCACGCCTCAGACTATTGGTAGCTTTGTAATTAATGGCGATATGACCATTGACCAGCCGCATGAAGCGGCATCCTTTACGACCTGCGCAAGCGGTGGTGCAGTTCGATTAGTCGATCGTTGGAAGTGTAATAATACAAATAGCGGTGCCACCAATGTAGGTACATGGCAGCGGGTTGCGACGGGTACAAGCATATACCCTTACGCCTTACAGTTAACGGTCGGTGGCACTGCTGTTGCGACAAATGCCGCCAACGTAGTTCTTCTCGAAACCGCATTAGAGGGGAATCAATTTCAAACGCTCAATTGGAGCAGCAATTCTGGCACACCTGTCGTTTTGGATTTCTGCGCGAAATCAAGCGTCACCGGAACATATGGCGGCTGGCTAAGAAACACTGGTGGAACTTTCTACTATCAGTTTCAATATGTGATCTCTGCCGCAAACACGTGGACATGCTTTAGTCAGAATATTCCCGCTCCGCTCGGAGCATCAGGATTTACTTCTCCGCCTGCTAACAATGCATTCTTTATTTATGTCGGATTCGATCTTGGCAATGGGTCGAATTTCAATAATGCAACACTTGGTTGGACTGCGCCGACAAGTGGAACGCGCATTCATTTAACGTCATCTGTCAACATTACGAACACCATAGCGGCTGTGATGGCCTGGACTGGTGTGCATTTGCGCGCAGGGACAAAGCAATTCGCGGATTACCAAGCGCGTGATCAGGCGAATGAATTGAATCTTGCGCAAAGGTTCTATCAGAAGTCGTTCCCGCCTGGGACTGCGCCGGCGCAGAATGCCGGTTTGGCCGGTTCTTATTGTTTCCAGCCACAGGTCGCTCTCGCTACCGCACAGGCCTCCGTCAACATTCAGTTCAATCCGACCATGATAGCAAGCCCGACAGTTACGACATATAATCCTGCGGCAGCCGCTGCTAGCTGGCGCGACGTGACAACGACGGCGACCGTCCCAACAGCCACGATCGATCCGGCAACAACAAAATCAGCTACAGGCGTGCAAATCAGGGCCACAAACGGGACAGGTACCGCGCTAGCTGGCGAAGAATTATGTATCCAGTGGTCAGCGGACACGATTGCAAGTGAAAATTAATGGTTCAATTTCGCCACGTTCCGATCCGAGATGAATTCAATGATCCGCTACGGGATGAAACGGACGACATCATTTACGAACTCGTCGCGGTTACGATTACGCCACGACAGATCTTTGACGTCCCCCGCGATATAAGAACTATTACGGCGTTCCCGTCTCATGATCGTTGTTTAAGAATTGCAGCCGTCGCGAGGCAAGTTGCGCCGTCTACCGTTCGGGCGGTTCGTGTTGATCCAAATGGACGGTCAATAACGCCGACAAGGCCTCGTGACTTGCGGGTTGCTTTATCTCAGCGGTCGGCGGCATCGGTTGGCGATAGTAGGGTTAAGGATGTTGCCGCTAGCTCGCGTGATAGCGAGCCAGAAGATTCTCGTATATTCACAGTCGACCCGTTGGGTCGTAAAGGCGGGGCGGTCTAATGAGCTTCCTTAAAGATCCAGATGAAACGCTCGACTATGAGATCAAATGGGATAACGAGCTCGCGACCGATAGTCCGGCCGATACGATTGTTGCATCGACGTGGGTTGTTCCTAGCGGTATTACAAAAACGTCAGACGATTTCACAGATTTAAAAACGATCATTTGGCTGACCGGAGGGACGTCCGGCCAAAATTATCATCTGACGAACCGGATTACGACGCTTATTGGCCGGGTGATCGATCAGTCAGTAACAGTAAAAGTCAGGGATAAGTAAGAATGCAAGTTGTTGACTATCCCGTCGTAACAGGAGACGGGAACGAAACATATCTCGGCCTAACCTCTGACGGCCATGTCAGAAGATTCCCCAAGCCGACAGGCGGCGGTGGGAGTGGGATACCTGGTGGATCGAATACTCATATTCAGTTTAATAATTCAGGTGCATTTGATGGAGATGCTAATTTAACTTGGACACCGGGAACTGGAATTGAGGCGAAGCTAGGCGCAGCGTTTGGAAACGGCGCTACGTTTGGTCAGCTTGTCACATTCCAGAACGATCCAACATATGGGCAGACATTTAATGTGCCGGTACCATTGTTCGAGCAAGCATATTTCGATGGCGATCTAAGTGGCTATGATTTTATAGATGTTGTCGCTGGTTATGGGGCCTTCAAGCATACGGGGACGAACGCAGCGATTGCAGTAGGCGCGGACTTTGAATGTTTCATCAATACGGATTCCACCGGGCCGTTCTTCAACATAGAAGGCATATTTGGAACTGCCTTATATGGAGGGACAGGCCCAGTCGATTGGATCTATGGCGGTTTTTTCGCTGGCGGGTTTAGTCCAGTCGCTGGTAGTTCGAACGCAACTGGTGTGATTGGCTCCTATAGCATAGGCGAATCCCAGAACGTCAATCCAAATACTAGCGTTTACGGGGTATGGGCTGACGCACATTTGTCAGCTCCAGACTCTTCGGCCTCGCAATTGGTTGCGCTGTACGCGCAGCCAACGCTCGACGGTCCTTCGTGCTTTACTCCGCTGGCGATTGGTGTCAGGGTTGCGCAGCCTGTATACCTTGGTAGTCCTGCCGTACAAGCTACTGACGTTTACGGTGCATATATCGAAGACCAGACTTCGGTATGTGCAACGAATAGTTGGAACATGTATAGTTTTGGTGGCGGTTCTCAAAATACGTTTGAGGGCAAGCTCAATATTGGACTGTTGGGGTCGAACACTGGAAACATTAATCTCGTCGGAAAGACAAGTGGCGTTGTTAATCTGACGACGCAGGATGCGGCCGGTAGCTGGACTATGAAGCTTCCGGATAATGCTGGAACAAGTGGCTATGTCCTACAGACAGACGGTTCAGGCATTACAGATTGGGTTCCTTTTGGTGGACCTCCAAGCACTCCAAACAATTCTGTTCAATACAACAACGGCGGCTCGTTTGGAGGTGCTGCAAATTTCTTTATTGATACATTAACGGGTAACCCGACCGTTATTGCCGGTACAGATGCCGCTTACGAATACATGGCTTCATCAGGTGTAACTTTCAACATCGCCTTCATGAAGGACGATCCGAGTGGGGCTAACGCATTCATCGGGGGTGCAGGTAATTTCACACAAACAGGAAATAGGAATTTCGGAGAGGGAGTCGGTTCTCAGGTCAGTTTGACGACCGGTGTCGGAAATATGTCGCAGGGATACTTTTCCCTGAATCAATGCACCACCGGCCAATTTAATGTCGCCATCGGTTATGCTGCACTTCAAAACCTAACTACCGGCCAAAATAACATGGCTCTTGGCCAAGGTGCTATGGCCGCAATGATTGATGGATCATTCAATGTAGCAATTGGCGAGCTGTCTATGGTTGCTAGCCAGCATGATAATTTCAACGTCGCTGTTGGGACGGCAACATTACAAAGTTTAAACGGAGGACAGGGGAACGTCGCCCTTGGATATGGCGCAGGTTCCAACATTACTGTTGGCGTACAGAATATCTGTATCGGGTTCGGTGCTGGAAATGCTTATGTGACCGAAAGCAATAACATTGTTCTTGGTGCTGACCCGGGATTAACAGGAAAATCCAATGCAATTATTCTTTCTGATGCTGCCACTGGGCAACGGCGCACGATATTGGATAACAACGCCGGCGTTTACATTGGCGCGAGATCAGGCAAGAACGTAACTAACGGAGGCTTTAATAATTTTCTGGGGGTTGATACCGGATCAAGTGTTGTTCACGGCAGCAGTAATCTAATCCTTGGCGATAGCATTGATCCTGGATCTGATACGTCAAACGTCATCATGCTGGGTGTGAATAGCGTTAATCGATTAGATTATAATCTAACAAATTCCAGCAAATGGACGTTTGCCAACAATATCAATATCGCTCCACTAACCACAGATGGCATTCTGGTTAACGACGCCAGCGGGAATGTATCGACTGATACGTCAATAGCTGCGGCAACTGTGGCGGCTAACTTCACTGCTGATCATCGACTACAGATATCAATCGCAGGTACGACCTACTATCTCGCAGCAAGCACAACAGCGTGGTGACAATCTAAAAAGAGGAAATATCAATGTCTTCTTCACAAGACGCTATTACATTCGCTCGCACTTTTATCTCAACAATAAATACGTTTCTTGCCAATGCGCAGGCATTGAATCAGTTCAATGATCGTATGGCAAAGGATCCAGAATTGGCAGCCGCAGCCGCAGCGGCAATGAGCGCAGCAGGTCGGCCAAATCTAACCGCTCAAAACTTTACCAATGCAGGCGGTGCCATCACGCAGATTACATTCACGCTAAATTCAGGCGCACCTACGCAAATTTCTTATTTATACGCTCTTCTATAAAGAGGTGAACACATGCAATTGAATCTTGATGATAAAGAAGTATCGGCATTGTTCCAGATATTTGATAGGGCATTGCGTCAATCTGGAATGGAAGCTTTCGACGCTGTTGCTTATTTCAGGCAAAAGATAGCTACGGCACAAAATCCGTCGCAAAACGTCCGTCCGAATATTCCAAAGTAGTTCCAAAACAAAGGGCTGTAATGAGGGTCTTTATTCTCGCGATGCTATTGCTTTGCGTCCCTGCCTACGCACACGGACCGGCGCAGTGGATCCAAGATGGACGCTACAGAAACGCGGTCGGAGACCTATGCTGTGGGGAGCATGACTGCAAAGAACTGCCAGACGAGTCAGTAAAGGCAACAAGCCAAGGCTACCAAGTCCATTTATTGATTCCAAAAACACAATGGGCTGTAGCACGTTGGATAAATGAAGTAGTTCCGTATTCGGAAGCACAACCGTCGCCAGACGGTAAATTCTGGCGCTGCGAATGGGGCGGAACTCGTAAGTGTTTCTTTGCTCCACCTCCAAACTCTTGAAAGGTGACTTATGCAATCGTCCTATGACGAAGCCTTGAAGCATGTCCTAGTCCACGAGGGCGGCTATACGAACGATCCACATGATCCTGGCGGCCCGACAAATTACGGCATTACAATTTACGATGCGCGTAAGTATTGGAAGCACGATGCGACGGCCGCGGACGTAAGGGCGATGCCGCTCTCTGTGGCCAAGGACATTTACAAGTCCAAATATTGGGACGCGATGCACTGCGACGACCTCCCAGCCGGTGTCGACTATTCCGTCTTTGACTACGGCGTGAACAGCGGGATTGGACGCGCGCCCAAGGTTCTGCAACGCTGCCTTGGTGTTGCAGTTGATGGCGTGATTGGACCGGTAACGATTGCCGCAGCGAAGGCCGCTGATCCGCATAAGATAGTTATTTGCGTCAATGATGAGCGCTTAGCTTTTCTGAAAGCGCTTCGCACTTGGCCGCATTTCGGTGTGGGTTGGGGCAGACGCGTCGCGGAGGTTAAGGCAATATCTCTGCGCATGGCGAACGCACCGGTAGCGGCACAGTCGCCGGTTGCAGCCGCGCAGGGCAAAGCCCACGAGGAATCGTGAGGTGGCTAGGGATGGTACTGCTCTTTTGGACAGTACCAGCGGCGGGGCAGGGCTTAGAGATACATCTGAATGAGCGCGCACAAGGACATTTCAATTCCGGCCGCATCATTCTCCGCGACATCGAGCGCAACATTGTCCTCGGACAATACTTGTTCGTCACCGGAGGACTCGGCCGTGGAGCGGTGCCTTTCGGAACTTATGAAATCGGTCCCTTCCAGGGAACTGATTTCGATCCTCTACGCATTGGACCGCGCTGGCTTCTGACACAGCTCGGCCAGCCTGAAGAGGGGATGGCCGCGGATCCGCGATACCCGAACGCGCCACGAACCGAGCTTGAGATTCACGCACTGCGCGGTCCTTACACTTTGGGCTGCATTGGGATCGTGGGCGGCGCCGCGGTGTATGCGGAGTTCATGGCAAACCTTCGTCGTGTCTTGGCTCAATTTGGGCGAGTGATTTTCACAATCGCCGGCAATCCTGAAGGGAAAATCTATGGATCCGAAGACCGCTCTTGGTCTGGCCGCGAATACGCTGCCGTTAATGATAAGCGCGCCGTGGGGCGCACGGCTTGGAAAAATGGCGGGAAGGCTCGCCGCGAGTTGGGATCGCGTCATCAAGGACGAATCGCCGATCGCCGACTTTCTCGCCGAAGTCATTCCCATAATTCAAAAGCACTGGCCAGCCGTAGGGCCGGCCATAAACGATTTGCTTCCAATTCTAGAGGCAGAGGTTAAGGACGCGCAGTCATGAACATGAACGACTGGTTTCAAAAGTTTCTTGGGCTCATTATCACCTGCGGCTTTATGGGACTTCTGGTGTTATGGACGTTTTACCCGCCGCGAGTCGAGGCCGACATCAAAACCTTATTGGTTGGCCTTGCAGGTGTATTGGCCGGTCATGCCGGCGCCGTCGTGCAATGGTATTTCGGCTCGAGCCGCGGCTCTGCTGCAAAGGATCAGGCGGTTGGCGCGCTGATCGCCCAAAACGGGCCGCCCGTTGGAAAATCATCGCAGCTCGTGGGGTCGCTACCGGTGCACCTTGAAAACGCACCAGCGGGCAATTCTCCGCCTTGAGAAGGGTTCTCGTCGCCTTAGCGGTCTGCTTCTCGTTTAGTGCTAATGCAGACCCACGCTGGGCAACGCCACCAGCCCGCTACGTGCATCCATTTGCCGGCCGCGTCCTTGTACTCAAGAACCTGACTCCGTTCGCCGTTGGGGCTTTTTGGCCGGTCTACGGGTATTCCTTCGTATGGCCGAGCAACCCGCCCGTCTGCGTAATACAGATCTGGCGTTACGCCTACAATTCTAGCCTCTACCGCCACGAACGCGCCCACTGCAACGGTTGGCCAGCGTGGCATCCATCATCCTAGGAGAACTTAGCTATGAATTGGCTTGCTCTTATCGCTTTGGCTGAAAAATATGGGCCGGTTGTCGGCGCCCTTTGGAATCTCGCCACATCGAATGAAGATTACCTAACCAAGATTGAAGCGGCGCTTCCACAAGTCGTTAAATATGCGGTTGATATCGCAACGCAGTTTTTTCCTGGTGCGGCGCCACAAGCGCAAGTGATAGCCGGCTCTGTTCTGACTCTCAATTCTGATTTCGTTCGCTACGTGCAACGAGTCTGTAATGTGCTGGTTAGCGCCGGCCTTGATGTTGATGGCATGTACGGGCCATTAACCGGCGCCGCAGTAAAGAAATTGCAAGCCAAGATTGGCATTACCGTCGACGGCATTTATGGCAAGCTGACCGACGCGAAGGTAATCACACTCCTACCCAAAACCGTGTAATGACTACATCAATTCCTCCCGGAAGGTGCTGCAGCAACCGGGCGGCTGAATGGTTAATGACGGCCTTGATGCTAGGGATTGGAGTTCATCTGTTAATCTGGCCGGCCGCCATGGGTGCGAGCTCTTTTCGCCTCTTGTTACTAGTTATTGGAGATGTGCATGCACTAACCGCATTTTTCATCGCAGTAGGAATGTTTCGTGCTTTTGCTCTTATCGCTAACGGTAAATGGCATATTTACGGATCACGAATTCGTGCTTTCTCTGCCTTGTTATCAGGTGTTGTTTGGCTGCAGTTGGCGATCGCACTAGTATTGCTAATACCGGCGCAGGGTACTCCGCCTAGTCCGGGAATCCCGGTTTATACAGTTCTGTTTTTGGCAGAATTGTATTCGACTTACAGGGCGGCGAGCGATGGGCGGTTTGGAGGTAGATAAGTGGCCACCGCTTCTGCAAGCCGCAGCGGCAATGGGTGCTTTATTGGCAGGGTTTATTCTTTACTTAATTGGCAATCGTAAGGGCCTGCGCGGACGAGATGAAGATATTTGGGAACAAACCAAACGTGAGGCAGAAGAAGATGCTATGCGAGAACGGATAAGATTACAACAACAGCTTGATATCAATTTATTGCGCTCAGATCTGATTGAAGTTGTTGGTTCATCTCGGATAGGAATTATGACGGAGCTTCGTCTTGATATCGCCGATATACATAAAAGGCTCAATGATATTGACGAACGCTTACGCATAGCAGAACAGGCAATTGCTGTCCTACAAGCTGCACGCATCGACATTCGACCGTAAGGTCGTCCGGTGCCCCCTCATGGGGCGTGTCCCTCCCTAAACTTGCCCGGCTATGACTTCGGTCATTGCCGGGCTTTTTCTTTGAGAGGTCTGAATGACTAAGCCTGTTGCCATGTTGCTTAAAGAACGCAACAAGACTCACGGAGATTTTGAGGCAAATGCACGGATTTCTCAAAAGATCAAGCATATCATTGCAGAATGCGACGACTTGCCTGATGTGCATCGTGAAGCGCTTGACATGATTGCTTTGAAAATGTCTCGAATCTTATCTGGACATTACAATTTCAAAGATCATTGGCTTGATATTTCAGGATACGCAAATTTGGCTCTGGATGCCTGCGATGAGTGATCACGCCACGCTTGCCATATGCCTGCTTGGCGTAATCGTTTTGATAATGGCGATTGTTGTCAAGCTTGATCGGGAGCGGCGCCACGAACGTGTGCAGGATTGTGCAATAATGACTCAAGATCTTAAACGCTGTGAGGCAACGATTCGATAAGATCATTTTGCTTTTGCTGTGCGATACGGCACTCAGTCATGGGGGGGCCTATTTATCTTTTCGCGGAAACCACGCCGAGGCGCCTGACCATGCTTCATGCGCCGCATGAATTATGTCGGTAGCTTCCATCACGGAGGTAACCGGACCATAGCACGGTCCGAATTTGTCCATGACGTACCATCCGTCTGATTTGTGCTCGATACGGAGGGTTGATGGAGGCGGAGTATAAATGCTCATATAACGCGGGCCTATTCCACACTCTGCTCCGCCGCGCATTTACGAATGTCTTCCATCGCCTCGTCATTTGGCCCAAAGAACCATGGCGCTGGCTTGCCTGGACGCGAGGCTCGGTAGATCATTGCACCAGCGCGTTGGGTCCCGATTCTGTCTTCAAGCGCTTTGCCTTTTTCGCCTGCCAAGTGCACAGCCCAGCCAGCACGACAATGCGTCGTACCGCACCAGCCTTCTGGGCCGTGCCAGGATCCCATATTCAACGTCCCGCCAGCGTCGATGGCGGAAAGAATTAGCTGATCAATTTTAGGAACGACTGGAACGTCAAGAAGTTCTTGGTTGGCGCCCGCGAGGTTGGCGCGCGTGAGGTTGGCGCGCGTGAGGTTGGCGCCCGTGAGGTAGGCGTCCGTGAGGTTGGCG